TCAATCAAAGAAACTAAAAATACTCATATTTTAATAGGTTGAAAATAACAAAGACGGTCAGTTAGACCGCCTTTGTTATTACAAAACTTTTATTAAGTCGTTTTCGATAAGAGCAGCTAAAGCCAATCGTTTACTACCTTTATTTTCAAAATCGACGTAAATTGTGGCAAGTTCAGCGTCATCAATGTTTTCAACTTCTGTGATTTTACCTTTTCCGAAAGTTGTGTGTTCAACGATTGCTCCAACTAAATTTTCATTGTGTTTTTCAAGCCAACCTTGATATTCCTCATTGACACGTTTTGACATTTTTACTTCAAAAACACCATTATCAGAAGCGTAATAGTAAGTACGTTTGAAATCTGAAAAGTTTAAATCAGAACGTCTAACAGCTTTACCAAGCGTTAGCATGAATTCGATAGCTTGTAAAATTACTTCATCAGAAGCATTTCGACTATCAATTTGACCGTCTACAGCGTCACCATAAACACCGTAAAAATGACCGTTTTCTTCGTCAGTTAAACCATAAATATCCATAATATTATCTGTGTCGCTATTGCAGTATGCTGCGCCTTTATCATCTACGATTGCATATTGTACTTCATTGTTTTTGATTTGTTCAAGTAATTCTTTAGCGTTCATTATTTTTCCCTCACGTTCATTTGCATATTGTGTAAGTTTAATAGCATTTTTAAAGCTCATTTTTTCAAGTGGTGTTTTTCCAGTCGTCCAACGGCTGATGGTAGTTTCACCAATTCCAGTAGCCTTTGAAATTTTATAAGCTGTTGTCGTTTTTAGTAAGTTTTTAATTTTATCTAAATCAGCAATAGTCATTTTTTATCTCCTGCGTACAACGCAATAAAAATAGCTAGCATTGCAATAATAATAATTAGTTTCATTTGATTTTTGCCCTTTCATATCATATAATAAAGGCAAGGAGAGCTTTCGCTCTCGTTACCATTTAGCGATTATCGTTTCCTGCTTGGATATTTTGGAGCGATTGTCGCTTTTTTCTTTTGCTCTTGTTTTAGTGAAAGCCAAGAGCGAGCTTCCTTAGATATTGCTACCAGAATGCCAGTTGCAACCGTTGCTCTTGCGAGCCATTCATCTAAGTGATTCATTTGTTTCACCCCCTTTCCTTATCTTGATTATATTATACTACATTACAATGCAGTAGTCAACTCTTTTTATAAACTTTTTTGATATTTTTTAAAATTTTCTAGTCCGTTTTAACGGACTTTTTTGATTTTGTGGTTTAAACGGCAACAAAAAAAGCCCCTAACCAAACGGCTAGGGGTGTTAAAGGTTAACTATTTAATTATATCAAATTTACTTGTAATAATTGACTAAATCGTCTTTGTCTCGACAAGATAGCCAAACTGTGCCGAATTGACCGAATTCAAACTTACGCCAGTAATAGCCACCATAGTAACCACCCTCACCAGTATCGGCAATATGCGCTTCGTCTAGTTCAAAACTAAAGTACATACCAGCTTTGAAATCTTTATCAGCACCATCTTTGACGTTGTTTCCATTCTCATCAACCCAATTGACAAGACCAACAGGAATTCCGTTGTCAGTCCAATCAAACCCAACAGGCGCTAAGTAGTCACATTTGATTTGGTAAATACCGTTAACAAACGCTACTTGATTAGCTAGATAGTAAGCTTTGCTGTCTGGTTTACGACCATCAGAGACAACTGTATTAGGCTGTGTAGCTGTTGACCCGCTAAAGCGCCAAGCTTCAACATAAGCTGGTTTGGTGCTGTTATAATAGCTGTCCCAATTGTGACTTGATACCGCCGTACCTGCTTGTCCTTTGGTTGAATAGTCAACGCTGATAAACGTATTTGCGTCTTCCAACACGCCAACGTGACCGCCAGCACCGCCAGATTGCGACATATCAGCACCCCATGACATGAGGATGATGTCCCCACGTTGTCCGTTCCAGTCTGTATTTTTAGACACACGATAAAAGCCGTTTTTAGCTAACTGTGAGCCCAAAGTGACTGTTGACGGTAAACCAACAATATTTACTCCTGCTTCTTTCAAAGCTTGCGAGATTGAACCTGAACAGTCCGCTGTACCGTCTGAACCGTTTCGACTTCCGTACATCGAATAAGTGAGTTTACCACGGCGTGACTTAAACCAGTTGATTAAAACATCTGTATTCATTTATTTGTCTCCTTTCCAAGTGTCATTCATTTCTTTGACCGCTGCTTCAATAAACATTTCAAGCTGACTGTCAGACAAATAGATATTGTACTGTTCTAGCCCTTTCTTGACTTTAGTCTTAGCAGCGTTTAGTTTTTGTTCGCCTTTTGCGTCCTCGTTTGCAATCTGCTCTACTGCGTTAACGGCATTCTTTGCTACGATTTCAACGATACGCAAAGCTTTTTCTCCACCCTCTTTAAAGAGGTAATCCTTTACTGTTTTCACGATAAAACCAGCTAAGCCAGTTAAAATAAGCATAACGCCTTGTAAAATATAGTCAGTCATAACATTCTCCTTTTAAAACATTTGATTGTTCCTAACAACATCTTCTAGCCCGTCAACTTTCTCTTGTAAGACCATGATGTCTTTTCTGGTCTCTGACGAAAGATTGTTGACGGCTTTTGTTAACCTTGCCATCTGTTGCTGGTTTTCAGTAGCTATGCGGTTGTTGGAAGCTAGCAACTCTTTATTAGTTTCTTGGAAACCAGTCACTAGTTTCTTAGTGACCCACATCATACCGCTAATCAAAAGCAAAATAACTAAGATGATAGCTATAGCCAAAACTCCGCCAACCTTATCAATCGTCCAAGTTGCTCTCATGGCTTCATGGATAACATCTTGTCCCACCATAAGCCCCTCTTCCTAAGCCTTATTCGGCGCTATCTTCGTCTTGCAAGCCCGCGTGTGATAAATCAAGCAATTCTTGCACTTGTTTGCGGAAACGTTTTGGCACGGTCTCAATGGTAATCCAGCCTAGTTCAATCTGCATTGCGAAATAATTAATCATCATTATTCTTCCTCCTAAATATATGTTTTTAATTTTGTTTACTAATTTCATCTTCTGACTCCTCATCAGAATACATGTTATTGATAAAGTCGTTTAACGTCGCTGTTGCCAACTTTGTCATTTTTTCAGCTTCATCAATTGCTTTCTGCATTTTTTCAATCATTTCATCGTATTTAGCGATTTTCTCGCCGATTTCATTGAATTTCTCATTTTCAGCACGCTGTGGGAAATTCTCTTGATAGATGACTTCAAGCGCTGCTTCCTCCAGTTCGCTGTTAGATAAGCTGATTTTATCAGCCGAAAGCATGACGGGAAGAAATGCGCCCTCATCATTTGTCAAGGTTACTTTCGTACCTTTGACTGTACCGTCTACCGCAAACTCTTGCGATTTAGAACCAAATTTTAGTTTCATATTTTCTCCTTTCTAGCTTGGGAATGGGTCAGATGTAATCCATGTGAACGAACCGAAAAACGCAATTGGATTATCTTGCGTGCGAATAGTGTAATCTATCGCACCGCTAGCCTTGTACGTTAAATCAGCGAATGTCTGTGTACTCCAAACCTGCGTTCCAGTACCTCCACCAGCGTGCCCTAGCAGCGTAAACTTCTGTTCTGTTACCGGTCGCCAACCGCTCGGCAAAGTCTCGCTTGCTGTGCCAGACCATGAACCAGTCGAATTAAATGTCGTGTTAATAGTTCCGTTCACAATGTTTCCGACACGTCTCGCTGTGATTGATAATCCATACGGACCAGGTATAGTAGCCGTGTACACTTTTGTCTGGTTAACCGCTGTAAATTCTGTGACCGTATTTGGTCTAGCAAAGGTCGTCCACGCTTTCCAATTTGGTGTATCTTTACCGATATTATTAGCGGTTCGTATATACAAGTTGCTTTCATTGTAAGGCATGTATATTTGTGAAATAGTGTCACCACCGCCACGGACAACCAGTAGCTGTCCGTGAGTTGATGCTCCTGTTGGTAAGTTAGTATTAGAACTTGGTTTATAAGCTCCACTTGTTACTAAATTATTGGCATCGTCTGAAACCGTACCACCTTTCACAAATTCGATTTGCTGGTTGTTAGCGTATATGTCACCGCCAACATCAAGCATGCCACGCTCACGGATTTTGCCGACACCAAGACCGTTCTTAGTCTTGCTGACTAGTACGCTATCAGTTGACACAATAGCTGAAAACGCCGTCTTATCAAATAAATCTTCAACTTCGCCGTACACTTCCCAAGACTGCGTACCTGCGAACGTGCCAGCTAAATTAGCGGAACTATTTAACAGTTCGCTGACAGTTGTAAACGTGCCAGATGCACTACCGTTGTTTACCGTCCATGTAGTCGTACCTACAAGTCTAGTTTTAAAGCTGATAGTCATTTTATTAAGCTGTTTGCCATTGACTGTTAGAGGGGCAATTTTAGCCGTTCTCGTGACTGTTAAGGTAGTACGTGCCGAACTCGACCGCTCTACCTTAAAACTGTTTAAAGGACTAAAATATTCTAACAGCGTGATTTTAGTGTCTCTGGTATTAGACCAATAACCACGACTATCTTGTACGCTCGCTCTGACAGTGATTTCACCAGTCTTGCGAATAATACCGAATGCGCCACCGTTCGACGTGACAGTTTGGTTATTATTAACCAATTCAGCCTTGTAACCTTTGATTGTCGAACCTTGTATACCGCTAGCGCCGTTAAAAGTGACTTTGATAAGTGATAAGATTTCCACGAACGTATTTCCGTCTGGTATCAGATTTTGGACTGTCGTATTGTTATCTGAAAGTGTAATACCAGTAAATGTTGGTTTCATGCTACTAGGCACGTTTAAAGTGAGCTGTGCGGACTTGCTACCGATTTTGGTAGAGCCGTTATAGGTTTCTACCGTAATACCACCTAAACCGCTTGTGGCGTTTGGAATGACCGTTGCTAAATCGTTTGGTGGCGTCCAACTAACAGATGTACCAACACCAGTCGCAATCGTGCCAGATTTTGAGCCAAAACTGTATTTGACTGTGTGCGTAAACGAGCTTGATTTACGACTGATATTAATTGTCATAGCACTTCCAATCGTGCCAGAAGCAGCGCTAACGTCACTAGCTCGTGGAATGGTTGGTAAAGTCAAATTAAAAGATGCTGTTGCACTTCCGTAACCACCTGTGTTCAAGTTTACAGAAATTGAAATACCAACTGTCTTCGTGCCATCGCCATTATGCGCCACCTTATAGTCTTTCCCAAAAAACAACAAGGTTGAATTCGTACCAACGTTTACAGTAACGGTTGACGATTCACTCTTTCCGTTTACTGTAACGGTTACAGGTGCAGTCACGCCCCACATACTCGCATAGCCGTTGGTTCTTAAGCGAGCCTGCACATTGACCGTTGAACTATTACTTGCTACGTCTTGTCTGTTCCAGTCAGACCAAACCTCTAGCGTCATATTATGACCGTATGAGCCGCTAAATGTAGCTGTTGCCATGTTTTCTCCTTTCTAGTCAACCCAGCGAATGACATTAATACTACTATCGCTTTCGTACACTTCTTCTCTAAAATGTCCGATTTGCAAGCTTTTAGCGAATATACCGTTATCGATAGTCAACGTACCCTCTGACATGCTAGCTACTTCCGTACCACCAGAGTAAAATGCTATACGGTCGTTGGAAATGCGGATAGTTGTTGGGCTACCTTTCTTACCGAGGATAAGCCCCTCGTTTTGGAAATCCATATGAGTATCAAGGAAAGACCAGCTAACTTTTTTGTCTTGCCAATCTTCCGCTAGCGCTGTGATGCGGTTAGTAGCTGTTACTAAGTTAGCTTCTGAAACAGCCTTATCGGTTTCGTTTTGACTGACATAATTGTCGTAAGCTTCTTTCCATGCTTCAACAGTCGCAAGCGCTGCTTTCGCTTCAAGCTCGGCTTCAAGCGTTCTATTCTTTTCGGCTAAAGCATTTAGCTGCTCTTGCGTGAGTACGCTGTCGGCTTTGCTGTCGATTTGAGCTTGGGTATCTTCTGGGGCGACAACATAATCGCTTGGTATAATATTTCCACGAACAAGTATAGGTGGCTTAATGCGTACTAGACCATTTTTGACAAGATAAACATAGAATGGATAAGTGTCGAAAACGACATCTTTAGTAGTTTTAAACGTTATTGCAACGTTAAACCATTCGTCTTTCTTAGTTACAGGTATACTGTAATTATATGCCGTTGAATTTGATGGGTGGTTTTTAAGATTGAAATTCCAGCCGTTATCTAAAACGACTGAACTATCAATGTAAACTGGCATCAAAATAGAGAATTCCTCGCCAGCGGTCACTTCTGAAATAGACATATTCCACGACATACCGCCCCATGCGTTCGCTGTGTAGCCTGTACTTTTAATAACGAAGTAATCATCAGTTGATGTTACTGTCGTGTTAGCGCCAGATTGTTTATGCGGATTTGCAAAGTCGTTCGATTTTAGAATGAGGTTCTTGTTACCAACTTGAACATTCGCCAAACGGTCAACCCACTTGTATTTGGTGTAGTCGCTGCTGTCAGCTTCTGTATAATCGCTGTAATAACCCATATACCGCTGGTTGCCATCGGTTAAACTAAAGCCAGTCTTACCGTCAGCAGAGCTTGCATAAGCAAAGTGAATATAAGGTGTTTTACCGTCTGCGCCTGCCTTACCAGGAATGCCTTGTGCACCGTCCGAACCTTTCCACTTCGTCCAACGGTATTTTGTTGGGTCGGTGCTGTCTGTGGCGGTGAAATCTTGGTACATACCAATATAGGCTTTGGTCTGGTCGGTCTGGCTAAAGCCGCCGCCCGTTGCGTTATCAGCATACGCAATATGCGTGTACTGCGTTTTACCGTCTGCGCCTTTATCGCCTTGAATTCCTTGGTCTCCCTTAGGACCTTGCAAGCCTTGGATACCTTGCGGACCTGTGTCACCTTTATCACCCTTGTCACCTTTGGCGCCAGTCTCACCCATTTTTGCAACAGAATAGCCAGTTTCAGATGTATTATCCGTGTACATCCACACCGTTTTAGTCCACAGGTATTTACCAGCTGATACGCTTGGAATGGTGCCAGACCAGCCACTTGTCGGCTTAGTCGTGCCAGATGTTGAACTTGCATAAGTGATTGTGGTTGACTTGATACCTACACCGTCCTTACCAGCTATTCCATCGTTACCGTCGTTACCGTCTTTGGCGATATAAGTCGCTTGATAACCAGTTTCCGATGTGTTGTCGGTGTAAGTCCATACCGTTTTAGTCCACAAGTATTTGCCTTTTGTTAGTGTTGGCACTTGGTCGCTCCAACCACTCGTTGGCGCTGTTGTGCTAGATGTGCCAAGGGCGTATGTAACAGCACTTGACTTGATACCTACGCCATCTTTACCTGCAACACCGTCTTTACCACTTTCGCCACGATTCCCGTAAACACCGATAATCATTGGCGCTGTTGCTTTCTCGGTGTTGTCTGTGTAGTGTTCGACACGATAATGCCACAAATAGCGACTTGATTCAGTGATGGTTTGTGTAAGGCTAGTCCAGCCATAAGATTTTTGATTTTTAACAAGTCTTGGTGCGCAAATTTCGATAATGCCTGCGCCACTCTGTCCGAATTGAATAGTGTTTGAAACAACATCAGCGGTAAAGGTAAAACTGTAAAATTGCCAGTCTGTATGACTGATAGCTGTGGATAACTTCCTGTTCGTGTCATTAGTCGTCCAGCTTCGCATAAGCAAAGTTACGCTTGATTTTGGACTATCACTAGCCACACGAGCAAAACAAGAAATAGTGTACTGTTCGCCGACCACCAGATTTAAAGCGTTCTTATGTCGCAAGTCTTTGTTGCCTGTTGTGTTATCCACAACACGAATAGCTTTCGTCACTTCCTCAAGCGGTGCGTTGTCAATGTCAATGACAGTCGCCGTACCATCACCACCAGAAACACTTATCCAGTCGTTAAACGTGTCGGCGTTAACCAAAAGATTGTCGCCTAACGGCTCTATGCTGTTTAATTGAGCGGTTGCAAGATAGTAGTTTGAAACACGGTCGATGCCGACACCATCATCACCTTTCGAACCGCTTAAACCGTCATTGACATTCGTTAAATCAACTTCTGTAACTGCTACCTCGTTGTTTCCGATATAAGCAGAAACTGTTAAAACAGCTGTGTCTTGTATATTCTCAGCTTTAACAAGATACTGTGATGCTACAGTGATGTTCCCGTCTAACGCCCAGCGCCATGTCACGTCAGCACTAACCGTTTTATCACCTTTTAAGAGCGTGGCTGTAACGGTGCTTTCGCCGGTGTTATTCTTAAACGTCGTGCCATTCGTACTTGCTACTCTGATTGTGTAAGGTTTTGAACTTTCAATCAGTTCTTCCAAACGGCTTTGAATATCGTCTGTTAACCCACTTTCAAGCGCTTTAAAGTTTGCAAGTGTTGTCTCATTTTTGCTTGGCTGCGTAAAGCTAAGTTTTTGATTTGACACCCTAGCCGTCAAAAGCAAGGTTGGCACAAAGCCAGAATCTGACATACTTAACGTATCGCCAATGTCTGCATCAATATAGCCTTTAATGGTATAAGTCAAAGCGGGATAAGCGTTAGCTTTTAATTGTTTTAAAGCTTCTGTTTCTAGTTTGGTGTCACTATCAACATCAAAGCTCATGTCATGACGTATCCACTGGTCGGACTGTGTTTCAGTCGTGAACGTTGACGGATAAAGCCTTGCTGAAATTGGCGCATATAACGCTTCGCCTTTTTTGTAAAATTCAACAACACCTTCATCATTTTTGATTTCCCAATCTGGCAAACCAGCAATAGTGATGTACTCGTCAACTGTTTCAACGTTTTCTTTTGTGGCTTCACGAATAGTTTTAGTGACTGTGTCTGTGTTGCCATTTGCTGATTTAGTAGTGACTTTCTCTGTGATTGAACCGTCTGATTTCTCTGTTCTTACAGTAGTGACTTTCGAACCATCTGATTTCTCAACAACCTTAGTAGTGACTTTAGTCTGTACAGTCGTACCGTCACTAGCTTTCTTAGTTGTTGTTTTCGTGATTGAACCGTCGGCGTTTGTGGTCGTTACTGTTTTAGCGCTTGACTCGCCTGTATTGACAGGTTCATCATCAACCGCACTAGAACTTGTCGGCACAATCATATTAAAAATACCAGTCTTATCAACCTTACGAGTGATTGACTTTAAGTTCTTACCATAAGTTAGTCTGATGTCGCTTCTGACACGTCCAACACCTTGATGTGTGTCATCGTTTTCGTGATAAACATTGACTTTAAACGATTTTAATGTACTGTCATCATTCAGTATTGTTTCAAAATCAATTTCTGCATCGAACTTATTTGCTAATGAGAGCAAGCGGGCAAGTTTGGTGTCTTGCCCCTCCCACTCCAGCGTACGGCGATAGTCTGAAATCTCATTACGTCCAACCGTTAGCTTAGTCATATTAAGCAAATCCATAGCATTACAGTATTCAACGAACGACATGGCTTTTTCAGCCTTATATGGGTTGGCATACTCGTTGATAAGTTCTAGGTTCAAATTCTCACAATAACATTGAATGGTAGTCTCATCTTCTTCGACAGTCATCACGTTAAAGAGGTATGTTTGCCCTTTATAAACAAAAGACACAAATGCTCTTTCGTTTAGGTAGTTATAGGCTTTTTTGTAAGCTGTGTCTGATTTTAGAGATTTCTTATAGATACTGAATTCAAACGTTGATGAACCTGTTTCAAGGTCTCGTGTCCATGTATCATCAAAATAGTTTAAAGTGCCAGATTTATCGTTGTCGATAAATGCTACTTTATTAAGATTTGCATCATGCAATGTTAATAGCATAGTTACAAGTACCTTTCTTCAAATTCAATCGCCACCGTTGGCATGTTTTGAACCCAGCTAGATGTGTATAGCTCTAATTGGCTTGTTCCAGGTGGAATAGCAAGCCAATCTGAACCGTTAACAACATCATTAGTCTTTGGAATACCATCAATATAGACCGTGTCATCTTCGCTGTTGATAACAACGTTTGTGCCTTTAGAAAATCTATTTGGAATATCTAAGGTCGTTGGCACGTAATCTTTGCGATAGCAAATACCGTCCAAATACATGTGTGTTACTAGTGGCTTTTGTCCTACTGCTCCAAATGTAACATGTATCTTTGCGGACTTTTTACCCTTTATCTCTGGCACTCTGAATTTTGGATAAGAACCCCACCAATAAACTTGCACGACGTCATCATTGCGCTTTAAATCTGAATAGCCACGAGTACTATTGAACGGATTATGTGTGTCTAAGTGCGTGCCAGTAAACGTCCAGCGCTGCTGCACTTTATATCCACCTTTTCCGTCAGTCGTTAAGAAATTGTATTCACACGTCAAGCCATTTGAACGTTTGAATGTCTCTGTGCCGTACAAGAAATTGCCGTCCGTGTCAGACACGGTTACTTTCATGTAGCCGTACTGGTTAGCGAGACCAAGCCAAAAAACCTGCCGCCACCAAATATAATCATTTAGCGAGCCTTTCTCACCGTTACTGTCTGCTGGGATTTCCCATGTCAAGCTAGCGCTGTTCAAATTATTTCCTGTTAGGTTTCCTCGGCTAGTTAGTTGAATATGCTGTCTGCCCCAAACGCTAACTGTGTTTAATGTGCTATTTAAATTCATCTTTTCGTTAGTGATACCAACGTTCTTAGATGCGTTAGTATAGCCGCTTAAAATACTACTGTCTCGATAATCAAACAGTAACTCCGATTGTTTCACTTCTTCCGTGTCGACTTCCTCACGGTTGCCAATTTCAAGCGCTGCATTGTTGTTGACAAGTCCAATGTAGCCATTGTCGTAATTGTGCTTAACCGTAATGATTGGATAAGCGTACTCTGTGCCATTGTTAGTGACGTTAAACGTCATCTTGCCACTTGTTACAGTTGCATCCGCAAAGCTGTCTATCTTCTTGTATGTCGTGCTGTGAGCAACACCGTCCGGAATAATCAGTTTAAGCTCTGAACGTTGAAACCAGCGAGTTATATTGTCTGGGGTGACGTCGCCAGTAGTCATGCCTAGATAATACTTGTCTGGCTCATCGCTGTAAGTGATTTTGACCGGTTCTGACACGTTTAAAACACCTGCGAGCTCATGCTTTAATAACTCCATTTCTCTAGGGTCGTTATTGGTTTTCATGTCAAATTTGACTGTGTGTTCTTTGGCTCCACGTTTAACCTCTTGGACTGTGACACCAAGGCTAAGAGCATCATTAGTTGCGATGCTCCTCTCGTTGCCGATGGGTCGGATGATGTCAGTCACTCGAAAATATTTAGACATGTCAACACCGTTAAATGTCATTATCTTTGTCATGATGTAATCCCTCTCATTCGATTTTGACGTATGATTTGTTTGTTTTGATAGTCTTGATATTTGTCACCAGTAGCAGCCACAAGCGTATCGTCATACAAGCGCATTTCCACTGGTCTATCTGCCAATTTATCCACAGTATCAAGCGCCTTTTCTAGCAAGCCATTTGATTTCTCTTGTACAATCTCTACTTTCGCTTTGATTGCCTTATCCAAGTCAGATTTGATTTGGATATTACGTGAGAAATTAGATGAACCGACACCAATGATATCTTCTGCTTTGTAGCTAAATGCTCTCACTTTGTCATACATTCCAGCTAACGCATCATTGACCGTGTAGCTGTCTTTCTCGATACCTACAGCGATACCCTGCGCAATATAGCGCCCTACTTCATCACGGAACAAGCGAGATGGTGAATGAATCGAAGCTGCCGCTTTAGCTGCTTTTTCTGCCTGCGCAATAAGTGCGTTAGCTGCTGCGGTTACTGAACCAAGTGACGAATACATACCTTGCGCTAAACCTTGCCCAATCATTGCACCGATAGAGCGCATAGAACCAACACCAGCCATACCAGCTGACCTAACAGCTCCCATTAAAGCGCTCATTGCGCTAGATGCTCTACCTGCACCACTTGCAATACCTTGCGCCAAGTTTTGAGATGTCTGTTGACCGATTGCACGTCCTTGCGATTTCATCTGATTACCAACTGAAATAATGATTGCCAAAGTAGCTAACATTGATGATTGCACTTGTCCTCTCATTGTGTTAAACGCTGAAATGACATACTGTGTGCTTGTTGCCATGTTTCGGATTTGTGATGTTGCTGAAACTGCACTTGTACCAACTCGTGCCATTCCAGATGCAACTGTTGAAAGTGAGCTTGTAACGGTTAAGATACTTGCGCTTAATGTTCTGAAAGAACCGCTTGCTAAGCTGACTACCATTGAAATCGTCATCACTTTTGCATTGAATGATGTAATCAAAGCGCCGATTGTTGCGAATGTTGCGCTAATAACCATTGCTCCCACGCCAAATGATGCAAAACTAGAGCTAGCGCTCATCAAAGCTGGTGTGATAGATGTAATCTGTGCTTTAAAGCTTGCAATAGGTGCGTTAATTGCTGATAAACCAGACACACCAGCCACAGCTTGCGATGTAAAGGTTGAAAAACCACTTGATGCTGTCGTCATCAATGACGGAAGCTGTGTCAAACTTGACTTCAATGTTGACATGACTGTGTCAAACTGTGTTAAAGCTGAAAGTGCTGTCTTAGCACCAGACCCAAATTGAGACATGCCAGTTCCCGTTTGCGTCATAGCTGTTCCAAGTTGACTCATGCCACTTGCATGACTTGCCATCTTACCTAAACCAATAGCAGTCGTTGTTAAAGTAGCTGCTAAATCACCTAGTTTAAGGTCAACAAGGATTTTGATACCTTGCGCCATCTGCTTAACACCTTTACCAGCATTAAGAGCCGCATTTCCCATTGAGTCAAAGATACCTGCAATACCATCTAACACGTTTCGGACTGCATCACCAAAACCAGTGATAATACCTTTAGCGCTGTCAAGAATGTTGCTGATTTGTTCACCTAACGTTTTAAACAAATTTGCTATTGAGTCAATAATTGGGCTGATTTGACTGATTAAATTGTTAAAAGCTTCCACAATTTGAGCGAGAATAGGGGCAATTGCAACAACCATTTCAGTAAGCGCCGGGATGAATGGTGATAGCGCTTCGATAATCTGTACGATTGCGTTTGATATAACTGTCACGACTTGAACGAATACATCGCCGACGATTTGAACAATTGGCGTAAGCGCTGTTGTAATTTCTGCGACCGCTGAACCAAAAGCGCTTATCACTGGTGGCAATACGCCGATAATTGAGGTTAGCGCTTCGCCTAACGCTGTAATGGCTGGCGCTGCCGCTCCAATTGCTTCGCCAACTGCCACAACTAAAGGTGACAAGTTAGCTAGTGCGCTTGTGACGATTGGCAACACACCAGAGACCGTCACAATGGCATCTGCGAATGCTCCAATCAACGCCGTTGCAACTGTTGCGAAAGCATCGCCTAAAGCTGAAATAATTTCAGATACCCCTTTGCTATGGTCTGCTAGCAATGTAAGAGAAGCTACCACAATGGCAATACCAGCACCGATGCCGACTGCTGCAATACTGACTGCTGCGCCAAGTGCTAAGATGTTACCAATGCCAGCTGTTTTAAGCGCCGCACCAAGTCCTTTAAAAGCTGTGAATAACCCTTGACCTATACCAGTAGCAGCCGTTTTAATGGCTGTACCTGTGGATTTAATGATATTGGCTAAACCGTTAAAGATTTGACCGATAACGCTTTTAGAACGACTAGCGCTGTTAGTTGCTCCATTCATTCCATCTTCTGCATTCTTCCTAAATGCTTTGAATGGATTTAAAGACTTAATAAAATCTAAACCTTTAATACCTAACCCAAGAGCTTTAGCGCCTAACGTAAGTCCCTTAAAGCCAGCGATTGCTCCAACAATTACATTAGTGAATGTTCTGACAATGCTTGGGTCTAATCTAGCAATAAAGTTAGCTATTGCTGATACTGCTTGCGCTATAATTTTAACGACGTTACCTATAGCCGTTCCAAGTGTCGCCCAGATGGAAGTTTCGCCCGCTTCGTACGTTACAGTTGAAATAGCCATCAAGACATCATTAATAGCGAATTTAACAGCTTGAATAGCTCCTGTGTCGGCAAAAGCGTTGATGAATTTTTGTGCCGCTTTCCCTGCGGCTGCTAGCATTCCAACAAGTACAGATAACGTGTTACTAAGCGTTAAAATCCATGATGTACTACCACCATATACGCCAGTGAAAGCAGAAGCTAGAGCATCTACTGCACCTTTAACCTCTTCGATTGCACCTTGAAAGTTAATTAGTAACAATGGGTTAAAAAATGATTGAAACGCACTAGAAAACTTTTGCACCATGCTTTCAGAGTCGCCAAAAGCCCCATTGATTGCCGCTTTAACCTTATCTAAGTTTTGCGAGATTGTGCCAAGCCCTGTATTGGAAGCGGCTTGGTCTATGGCATTGATGACGTTACCTAAATTTTTAACAATAGCGCTCTTGATATTTTGAAAGCTTGTCGCAATACCACCACTTGATGCTTGCGCCATTGCTGCAAAACCGTCAACACCGTCATTAAGCTCAATCAGTTTGTCAGCGAATTGTTGCGCTGAAATCTTACCGCTTGATAAGTCACTTTTAAGTTGCGTAACACCGTTTGAACCATAGCCGAACGCTTCTGCCATCTTGTTCATCAGCCCTGGTGCTGCTTCAGCAATTGAGTTAAATTCTTCACCCTGAATTTTCCCAGAACCTAAAGACTGATTAAACTGACGCAAAGCGTTAGTTGCTCCGTCGGTTGTCGCACCATAGCCTAACATGGCATTATTGAATGCAAGAGCTAAATCAGTTCCTTTTTCAAGGCTTCCTGTCGTAATCGTCAATTGTTGAGCGCTTGAAACTGCGCTATCTAGTGTGGTTGGTAAGCCCTCAATACCTTTTGAAAGCTTGTCAACTGCTGCGCTTGATTCTTCCGCTGAATAGCCAAACAAAGCCATTGTTTTAGGGAATTTATTCATCGTGTCAACACGGCTTATTGCGCCATCCATAGAGCTAGAAACTACAGACATCCCCTTTTGAACAATGGCACTCGCTGCGCCCGCTGCTGCACCAAACAAGGCAGCTGATTTACTACCAGAGCCAAAACTACTAGATGAACTGTCACCAATGCCCAAAATAGCGTTTTTGAGCGATTTCACCTTTGATTGTGCTTCATTGCCATCCATATCAATCGTGATGGTTACTTTACCGTCTGCCATATCTTCCTCCTTTCATTTATTCTTCTGGCAATGCGTATTCTTCTTGTAATTCATACATGCGTTGTTTTTCTTTTGAACTGTCGCCTTTTTGCGGCTTCCACGCTCGTATCTTCATAACTTCAACTAGCTTAGTTCCATCTGGCAAACCAGATAACAAAGCGTTGAACTTCTGCCAGTGTAATTTTCCTTGTTCTTCAATCAAATCTATGTGGTAAGCTTGCATAAACGATGAAAAAATGTACTCACCGTCGTATTTGAGCGAATATAAAGGTTTATCGTCCTCGTCGGTCTCTCGTTGACGTTTGGGCAGTACGTTTCCCTCTAAATCGTATCTATCCACTTCATCATTTGCTTTAACACTCTTGATGTAGTCGTCAAACACTTGTATGTACACCTCTAGCGCTGTTTCAAAATCCATCGCTTTAAAGTCAGCATCGTGTGTCAACTTGACTAACGCCAATTGCGGCTTGATTTGAACTGGATAACAGTCATCACTCCACATGTCAAAAACCTTTAGGACATTATCGAACGATAAGAAAAGCTGATACTCTTTTCCATTGAGTACCAACCTATCGTCCGTTTTCTTGGAAATATCAAACATTACTCAGATAGAAATTGTTTGAAATATTCATCGTTTTGTCGTTCCTCGCTAACCTCTTGCAAAGCTTTAGCGATGTGGAAGAATAATTTGATATAAGCCATTGTGTTTTTGTGAACCGCTTCATAAAGCTTCTGCGGTGCTTCTTTATCGAACATCGACTCAAAGAATTCATCTAGTAACGCTTTGAACTCTGCCATTGTTTCCCAAGCATCATCTTGCGGACTATCTGAAAGTTTTTCAGCTCGTTCTTTCAGTTCATCAGCTTTCACTTGCAATGACTTGCTTTGTGCGTCGCTTGGCAAGAATTCCAAACTGACATTTCCAACGTTGAACACAATCGCATCTTGGTTCGTATCAAAATTATAAGTACGTGACATATTTCAAACCTTTCTAATCTGTAATACCTTTTTCAATAGGTTTTTTAATCCATTTGAGCTTGCACTCAAATTCTTCATAAGCTGTCGCATCACCAGAGCCAGCTTTGATGCCTGATAAGTTAGCCACTTGTGTAAATGACTTCTTACCGTTTGACTCAACAACACGATGCCATACACGACGAGCTTCTCCGATTTCATAGCGTTTAGAAGCGATAAGTGCTTGCGCTTTGTCTTCTGCATCATAAATACCAGATGCCGTATAAGAGCCAGAGACTGACGTTACTGTTTCTTCTGACGTACCATCACCATCATAGTAACCAGTGTCATCTGTTTCTTCATCTGTGTCATCATCGATAGTTGCAATGTATTTAGCTAATGGCAAGAATGCTCCATCAGCTGGCACAGTATCAGGCGCTTCTGGATCGAACGGTGCAATAAAGTGTTGACGTTTCGCATTTTTTTGACGTGCCATAGTTTCCTCCTCAAATTTCTAATTTTGCTGTCAGTTGCAAGGTGTAGACAAAGTAACCTTGCTCATCTCTACCGTTAATACCTGGTTTATCGACTGACAAAGACAAGAAAGTGTAAGAATTGTCGGTGCTTGGCAAATCAATATCAAAAGCTGATAATTCGCCGTTTAAGAACCAAATAATGTCACTTGCTTTCTCATTGCTTTTACTTTTGACAGCAATTTCAAACGGTAAGCTTACTTCTCTCGCACCGTCCATAAATTCTCTGTCAATCGTTCCACCAGGGATAGCGTTAATGACTAAATCGTCTCCCTCTTCGTTGAAATAATCTAGTCTTGCTTTTAGCGGTAATTCTTTAAAACTGTTAACGTAATCTAAAAGTACTTTTTGAAAATTTTTGTTATCTTGCATTTAAAATCCCATTCCTTTAGCAGCCACACGTTTCCACCTATCCGAATTAGCCTTTTGAGCTGTGTCATACCATAATTTACCAGTACCTGGCGTTGTATAATGGTTGAATATAACAATTCCGTTAGTGCCATAATATTGTGCTCGTGCATATACTGTATTCCATGAGACGTTACTTCCATCAATAGCGATTTGACCGCTAGCACGTAAAGCTCCATCTTCTTTAGGAATATACTTGTCAGCATCTAAAAGCACTTGATTAGCTAATGCACGCTTCCCTTTTAGGATGTTGTCATTTGACACTTTCTTTTCAACACGGCTAATATCAGTTTTAGTCCGAACAAAGAAGCTCATTAGACTACTCCGATTTCATAACTAAATAACTTACCGTTTAAGTAGTTTGGTTGAATGCTTTTGACGATGTAGTCGCAACTTCCGTCGTTGATTGTGGCTTCAAGCCAACTTTTATCAACATCCACCTTGGAAATTGAGGGGTAAACAAAGATTGTGCCTGTTTTGTCCCTAGATTTTAAATTATCCACACCTTTATTAGAAATACTCCTGTCAAATCTGACTGATTTAACGGTAAACGGTGCTGAATATGCTAAGTCTCCAAAATCGTTTTTTTCTTGTACTTTTTGAACGTTAATAGTGTCTTGTAATAAGCGTTTATCTATCATAATCAACCCCCACCACAAGGCTAAATCCTGCCTGTTTAAGCACGTTCTCGGCGTCAAGCGATAAATTATATTGCTGACCGTCTGAACCGCCCACAGATGAGCCGTAATTGATTGAGGTACGTCCGATAGACACGCTTTGCATCGTTTTCTTGTCATCGGCTGTCATGATGCCTGAAACATCCAAGTAAGCAATCTGAAACGCCATTGCAAGCTTGACGGCTTGCTTACGATAATCAAAATCTTCTTCAAAATTGATATATCGTTGATAAATGCCTTGTGTGTACAAATCAATGGCAATCTCAGCACGTTTTGCTAACTTATCAAAGTTTTCGACATCATCAAAACCAAGTTTTGTAAACTCTGCTTCAGTTAAATAAGTCATGGTAACCCCCTAAAGGGCGCTGTCACCCTTATTTTTCTGTTTCTGCATCTTCTGTCGCTTTCTTGCGAGTGCGTTTTGGTTTTTCTTCCACTTCTTCTGGTTCAAGTAGCACTAAAACTGCTTTAGTGTTTGGAAAAGCACTGGCAAGGTCAGCATTAACCTTGTCGGCATATTCTTTTTCAAGTTCGATGACTTCACCAACAATCACATCTTTATCGAGCGATTTAAAGAAGAGGTTTTTAGTAGCTTTGTATTTAGCCATTATTCGCCCTCGTTTTTAGACTTTTTGCTACGTTTTGGTTTTTCTTCTTGTTCTTCAACTTCTTCAACCTTTTCTTGTTTAGGTTCTAGAACTTCAAAACCATCTGCAATAAGCTGTACTTCAAGTTCACTACCCTCTGGAACGGTGTAAACTTGATTTTCTTTAACATACTTCTTCATCTGTTACCTCCTACGCCGATTTATGTGAAACATAAATACCATCTTCTTGAGATTTCAAAACAAACAAGTCGTGGTATAAGCGGTTTTGATACAAGTAGCCATCACCCTCTGTATGTTGACCTGGTGCAAAGAGATAGATAGAGTTAAATTTAGCTTTGGCAATAACAGCTGTTTTAGCAACAATCAAGAAATTAATATCTTTTCCGCCAACAGCTTTAACAAAGCCTGTTGTAAAATCAAATTGAGTTTTGAAACGTGCATCATCCCAAACTTCGATAAGCTGCACACCATCAAGAGAAGTAACACGAGTGTCAATACCTTGTGGCGATGTAGTTGCGATTGAGCGTGTAAAGTCTTTAGAACGTTCTAAAGCATCCATCACCTCGCTAGACACGTACATAACAAGATTAGATGCACCAAATTTACGCATTGGCAAAATAGCAGCTTTCAAAGTGCTATAGACATTTTCTGGTGTGATGCTATCTTCTTCTTTGAAATGGTTACCAGTGATTGCTGCTGTTGCAATTTTAGAAAAGCGATAAGCATCAACTTCTGGTGTTGCATGTTCTGAAATGAAAGTATTTGAGATGTTAGCTGCTGAAAGTTCTTGATTTGTTTCGTCAACATCTGCTGTATCAACAAAGAACTCTACATCACGGTCAAATCCAAGAGTATAAACATTCTTGTCGTTTGATACTGTTCCAGCATTGTAACCTTTAGAACGTGTATGGGCTTTGTAGCCTGTTACAGAAATGGTTGGAAGTTCGAAAGAACGTGCGCCAAGCCAATTTACTTTAGGGGTTTCAAGGATTGCTGTTAAAGAACCTTGCATAAGACGTTTTTCAAATTGCCCCTCATGTTTAGTAATGTAATTAATTGACATGATTTCCTCCTTTTTTATTCAGTCAATCCCAAAGCCTGTGCAAAGGCATCTGGTGTTGGGTCTTTTGCTGCGGGATTTCCAGTAGCAAAAATGCTTGGGTTAGGTGTGCCATCATCTGCTTTGAAAAGATAAGCATCACTTTCTTTCAATCCGTTAATAACATCGTCCAATTTAGGTTTTCCGTCATCGTCAAGCTCAATCTCATCAACGTTAATGAATTTCATTAATTTTTCTGGATTGTAAGCGTTCGTATCTTTCAAAGCTAAATTAATAGCGTTAACTTTTTGTGTCATTGCAAGTTCTGCCTCGGCATCAGCTTTTAACTTGTCATATTCAGCTTGCAATTTATCAAGCGCTTCTTTTTGTTCAGCGCTTGTATTCGCATCAGCTCTCAACGTTTCAATCTGTGTTTCAGCATTTTGCAATTGGTTTTTGAGACTGTCTCGCTCTTGTGTGATAGTGTCTAAAGCTGATTTGGTTTCATTCAAATCTTTGCCGTGCAAAGTAAAAACCTCTTTAGCTTGTTCATCTGTCAACCCAAGATTGATAAGGTCATCTTTTGTAAATGCCATTTTGTCCTCCTAGTCCTTTTTTGTAGGTGGCTAACCCCCACCAAAAAGATAAAAACTTATTTACTTTTTCAGTTTACTTTGAATCGATAGGGATTTTTTCCTATTTAGAGCGCTTAAAAAGCACCTAGAATGCTCTAAGTGCTCGATTTTAATATAAACGCTCTCTTGAGTAGTCTCGATGTAAGAAATCATAATCATCAACGTATGCACGTATCTTCCCTTGCAAGTTTCGTAACTTAGCACGTTCAGACGTTAACAGTTCATCATCATTGAGCTGTCCTGCAACGTGTACACGCTCCTTCTGGTTTCTAATAGCTCGTTCAAGCGCACGCTGTTTCGCCTCAATACGGGCGTTCTCTTCGGCTTGTTCGGGTGTTAAGTCTTTCAGATATTCTGGGTCATCTGGAAGCTCGTTAACTCCGATGATAAAAGGTGTTAAATAATGCCCGCAATGCACACCTAAACATCCGCCTGCCGTGCCATAGCCATAATCTTTTAAGGCGTACACCTTAACACCTTTCTCTGTGTGAGTAGAACCGTTCATTGTTACAATTTTCCCTTGCAAGGGAGCACACGCATCTCTTGCTGTGGCTTTCTTTGAGTAGTAGTAAGTATCTACACCCATCTCTTTAGCTGGTGCTGTGCGCATTTCATTGTAAACACTAAATGTAGTCGTTTTGATAATTGCTCTAGCATACGCATCAGCTCGCCACTCTCTACCGCCAGCATCAATATAGCCTGTGAAATTCTTCTTTTGCCATTTCATGATAGTGTCACGAATAGCTTTATCAGATGATTTAGTGCCAGCTATCACTTCTGCCACGCTTTGCTCAATAATTGACTTGTATGTCTTTTGGATTGATTTTGGCAAGGTTGTATTGATGAGATTTAAATCACTAATAGCCTGCGAGGTGTACGCTTCTAAGCTGTTTATAACGCTGTTTTTAACTGGTTTACCAGCTTTAACGTTTAAATCCTCTGCTAGTTGCTCTTGCGTGTCTTGATAGACCTTTAATCCCTCATTGGCAATGACGTCACGCAACAAATCCTCTGCAATTCCTGTGCGTTCGACAATGACTTGCAAGTTTTCTTCGTTGAGCATATACATATCATTTAACTTTTCTAACTGCCAGATGTACGGATTTTCCTGTAAGTCAGCACTACCACGTTCAATCAAACGTTTAATCATGTTGTCAAAGAGTTCTTGTTGCATTTGAGCGTATATGTCGCTCACGCCTTGCATTTGTAAAGAGAATTCCTGGTCGTTTAATATCGGCTTAGTCATCGTATTCCTCTATTTTCTTCTTGTGGTACAATTCTAGCTCTGCATCGTTTTCTGGTGGTAGCTCACCATTGATTTCAGCAAGATATTTCTTAGCCTCTTCCTCTGTCACGTTTAATGTCTTTTGAATACCTAAGTGTTGTGGGGCAAAGCCAGCCGTAACCATCTGCATCCAATAAGTGAGTTCGGCTTTTCGGTCTGTGAACACACCATCATCAAGATTGACTGAAATGTCTTTTAACTCTGGAATATCGCCTGTATATAATCCGACGGCTTTTCCGAGCTCACAAATAGATACACACAATTCTTTGATAGCTTGCTCAACTAAAGCAGCAATACTGTTGCGCATTTGGTACGTGTCGCTATTCTCGCTAACTACTTCTGTAGCTGTTTTCATGCTCTTACCATCGAACGAGAACATGCCTGTTGAAACACCAACCTGCATTTCAAACAGCTTTAGTCCCTCTGAAATTGCTGTGATGTAGTCGTTTGAGCGGATTGGCGTTGTTAAGTCTTTGATAGCTGTAGCATCCATATTGCCGCCGCCAAGTTGCGTGTACACATTCTGTTCCACGTCAAAACGGCGCTTAAATGTGATTGTGCCATCTTGGTTTTGTACAGCCATTTTCGTCATCTGCTCGGGGATAATAACACGACGTTGACCCATCTTGACTTCCCACATAAATTCATCATAAGTGCGATTGATAAAATCAATTGTAGTTTTGGCATTATCAAAGATGGATAAGCCAAGTGGACTGTTAATGTCCTTGTTATTCATGCCAGGCGTTTTTAAGTATGTAAATAATGGACGTGACAAGTCTTTGAAAAGCGTTACTGGTTCTAAATCTGGATACAGTTCAGACAAGTTCACACGTTGACCCAAAGCGTCGCTAATATCAGACTTGTACAGCTCATTAGTAATACGATAATAGCTTTTATCTTTCGTACTTCCTTGCTCACTTCCATCCGCTGTCACCCACTCGTGAAACTCTACAAGCGTATAATACACGTTCTTTCTACCCTCTGACTTGATAGTCTTTGTCAAGATAGCAGCACTTGACACGTCTTGTGTGTTTGACTGTAACGGCAAGAATACAGGCGCTTGAACGAATGCAACACGTATGTTATCACCGTCAACATAAGGGCGCATAGCAAGCCCACCAAGCGCTAAAGCACTTTCTAAATAACGCTCAAAGTTCTTGTTAAAACGGTCATTGTCAAGTGTTTTCGTCAAGAATTCATTGACTTTCTCATTATCTGATGTGATTTCCGCTTGTTCGTTATAAACTAAGCTAGCAATCTTTTTGGCTGCTGTGCGTGCAATCGGCAAGTGATTTAGTTTTCTGCGTTTGATGTCACCGTCCGTATTAATGTATTTGATGTCATCAAATTTTGATTGATAGTAAATCAGATTGTGCTGAATGCGACTGTATTCCTCTTGACTGACTGCGATTTTTGGATGGTCTAGAATACTGTTTAAATTTGAAGTCTGCATGTTATACCTCCCACGGTTAAAGAAATCTTTTACTTTCTGGATTAGACCCATAATGTCCTCCTAACTATTTCCGACACGTAAGCCTAAGATTTTAGAGTTGTCTAAAGCAAAGTATTGCGATACGTCGCATGTGTGGTCATCTTCTTTGATGACGTTTGGATTATCTGACTGGATTGTCTTCTCATCCCACCTATACATACGATGCTCTTCGATAAATATCTTATTGGCTTCCGTGTCTAAATAATAAAATCGTCCTTGAGCAAGCAATGACTGAAAACTGTCAATCATTGTCACTTTTTTAAGTTTGGCTACTGGATGCCAGCGAATAGCAAAGTCTAAATACATTTGGTTTCGTAAAGCACCCTCTGCACTATCGATTGTGTACTGTAGCACTTGCACTCTGTACTTATCCACAACCGAGCGAGTAAAACTGTATATATCTTGTGATAATTGACTAGGCGCTTTCTTGACTACTTTCCCCGCTGGTGAATAGTAGTAAGTATCAAGCAAGATAACATTACCTTTTGCCGTGATGCCAAACGCACCGCAAGCCGTAGCTGATTGCTGGTGACCGCCGTCAAGAGCGAATGATATACCAATCAACCTATCATCACTTGGCAAGCTATCCAACGGATGGAACGTACTCATGTTATACACGTTGTTCCCAAGACCAACTGGCTCACCTAAGTAGATATATCTGTAATAATCAAAGTCGTTAGCTTTAATACGCTCAATATCTTTCATCATCTGTTCTGTAACAAAACCTAATTCATCGTCAAGATAGCTAGATGAATGGCACAAATATTCATCACGTACTTTCATTTCCTCGAACCACTTATTAATCCAACTGTATGGATTACGTGGCGGATTATAAGACCAAAAGAACTGTACACAATTAGCTTTAGCGTGTTTCTGTCGCATAAACGTGACATTGCTCTGGTCGAAATCTTCTTCGCTATCAAATTCAGCAGCTTCTTCGTACCAAACAGCGATAATGTTGCCAATGTCGTTAGATTTCAACTTCTGGAAGTCATCTTGACCGTAGAAATAGAATGTTGAACCTGTTTTCTTATGAATGATTTTAAACGGGCTAACAGTCGTCTTAAAACCGCCAAATACTCCGTACAACTGCAACGCCCATTGTATTTTGTTAAACACGCTGTCACGTATCGTGTTAGCTATCTTACGAATAACAACCACGTTTGCTGTGTCGCCTTTTTTGATGTATTTAATCATCATATAGACAAGTTTTAATGCAATTACAGACGATTTAAACGAGTTACGTCCACCTTTCAAAATATTGTAAGGTTCTACAGAAATCCAAACAGGCTTAAAATGCGGATTGACGTTTTTTTGAACATTAAAGACCATCGTCAACCTCCTCAGCCCATTCGTCCACAATAACAATCTTGTCATCTTGTGCTTCGTTAGCATTGACTTGCTCACGCAACTTAGCCAATTCAAGTTCTAATTTCTCTGCTTGTTTAGCTGTCGGATAACGTTTCAAGATTTCTGTGATAGCTTTGATAACCGTGGCGTTGTCAGCTTTTTTGGTGTGTCTCTCTACTTTACCTGTCGTTGGATTAAGTATCAATACCTCCTCATCACGATTACCTCTAGCGATTTCAGAAAGGATTGCCAAAGCTTCTTTTGCATCCATGATACTTTCATCTCTGATTCTTTGAATTTGTTCATTGATGTAGTTTTTTATGCTCACATTTGCAACTAATTTGTGAGCGTTACCTCTAGCATATTTTTCGCTATACCCAGCCCTGATTGCCGCTTGTTCAGCATTACCTATCCTTATGTACTCGTCTGCAAATCGTCTTTGACGTTCATTCATTAGCTCTCCTTTCCAACAAAAAAATCACGAGTTTTAACTCATGATTTCATTGTAATATTGATTAAAAAGGCTTTTTTACTAACTATTTCGTCAAAGGCAAATATTTGTACGTCTGATAAAAATAATTATCAAACCACCTATTAAGGTGAATGTAAGCCGGTGTAGGACTTAAGAATAATATTGTTTGACAAGCACCTATGACATTTATATTCTCGTACACATACACCTCTTTGATTGTCTGTAAGAGCTTGTCGTCTGTATTGCTGATAACTTCGTTTGTTACAATTTTCAAATTGACATAAAACGCTGCTTCATCTGTTTTGTTGTTTAAAAAACTATCGTGTATTTTCTGCTCTAAAATAGTTCTTTTAGGGTTGTGTTTGTCTCTCAAGAAAAACCATTTTAGCCATGAGATTTCTCTGCTATGCGTTACAGAAAGCTTTTCAGTTTTCTTTTTCGTCATAAATCGTCATCCAATCTTCTTTTTCGGTGGTCTTGCCACACTTAGAACATTTAACACCGTCATAATAAATACCAGGCACTCCATGCCAAAGTATTTTTCCCTCAACATAATGATGTTTGCAAAAGAATTGACGTACACTTTGTTTTAACCACTTAATGTCTTTCTTAATTATGTACTTTAAATTTTCCCACAAATCAAACATCGCTTACCTCCCAAAAATTTTAAAAAATTCTTCATAACTATTCAAAACTTTATAACAACAGTCACGCACGTAAACTTCACAGCCCTTATGTTCCACCCAATTACATGTTTCTTCGTCAAAGATTTCAAATGTATCTTCTGCTATTGATATAATTTCATTTGCGTTTAATATCAGTTTGAATTCCTCAAGTTTATCTACATCGTACGCTGTTATTTGACTTATCCATTTAACATCACTCACTTTTAAACCTCCTCAATCGTCAACACAAATCTGTAATAGCCTTTCTTACCACTTAAACCGCCCAACTGAAATTTAGTTGATTTAATCACGTTATCATTATCATCCGTCCAAATTTTAGCTTCTGTCATACCATCCACAAGAGCTTTAACCGTTGGATAAAGATTTGGCGTGTCTAATCTTCGATTTGTCGGCTTGTACACCGTCACAATCAAATTGCATGGTCTCTCTGGGCTAAAAGGTTTCATCTGCTTATCTTTCTTCGCTGTAACTTCATACATCGCTAACGCTTT